GTGAGACGCGCGGCAATGGCCGCCAGCGCCGCCTCGCGGAGTGGCGTGCTCATGGCATCAGCGCCGACAAGGTGAGCCGCCAGGACAGGCCCAGCGTGTCGCGCTCGGCGTCCTCGACGGTGTAGACTATGGCGCCCAGCTTCACCTCGTCGCCGCGCTGTGGCGTGTAGGCCAGCGCCGCGGTGAGAACGTCGGCGTAGAGATAGCCGGCACGCGCGCCGGGGCCGCCCAAGCCGCCCATGATCTCGTTCGGCGCGGTGCGGATGATCCGGGCCGATGCCCATGGCCACGGCGGCCGGCGGTAGGACGCGGCTTCGGCCATGTTGGGATCGGCGTGGAGGGTGGCCAGGGAGTCAGCAAACGCCGTCATTTGCGCTTGCCTCCCTTTGCCGGGGCTTCCGCGAACACCGTGACCGGATCGCTGTCAAACACCGTCGTGCCGTTGTGGGTAAGCTGGATGAACGGGTCCAGCCAGCACGCGCCGCCGATCTCGCGCCAACGCTGGCAAAGCGCGTAATCCTCGCTCCAGTATTGCCGCGTCGTCGGATCTGTGTAGGTGGCGCAGAGATCGTGAATACGCCGGTTGCCGGTGCCGCCGTCGTAATACCAGGCATCGCGATACGCGCCGGCAAGGCGATGGACGGCATCGCGCGTCAGGCACATGAAGCCGCCGGGCAGGCAGGCCACTTCGACAAGGCCGGATGGCTGCACCTTCGCCGGCTTGGCGAGCGGCACGAAAGCCGGGTCGTAGTGGTGGCGGTTCTTCTTGGCATATGTCCCGCCGACGAACGGCAGGCCATGCGCCACCAGCCGCAGCACGTCGCGGCCGTCAAAGCCGATATCCGCATCCACGAAAACGAGGTGTGATGCCGTGCTGTCCATGAAGTCCGCCAACACGCGATTGCGTGCGCGCGGGATCAGGCTCTCATTGCGGATGGTGTGGAGAGACAGCGAAATGCCGAGCTTGTGGCACTGCTGCTGAAGGTCGAACACGCCAAGCAGGAATGCGTCATAACAGACGCCGCCATACATCGGCGTGCCGATCATCACGCCGGCGACCGGGCCTTGCAGCTCGATCGCCGGCGCGTCGTCGCGAACCGCCACGGATCAGAACGCCTCGTTGAGACGAACCTGCGCGATGGTGTCGGTGTTGGCCACAGCCGCCACGAACACACCAATCTTGGTGTTGCTGGTGGCGGAAATGGTAACGGCGGCGTTGGTGTTGTCCCAATACGCCGCGGCGCCAGCGGTGGCCGAGGTCGAGGCCGCGTTCGCCTTGGCGAACTCATAGACGCCGCCCACCTGGATCACCACGTCAGCCGCGGAGGCTGCGTTGGCCTGGGCCACGCCACCGAAGCCAGTGGTGCTGTTGACGACGACGAAGCGGCCACTCACGACGGCGTGAGGTGCGACGACGGTGATCTTGTCATCGTCGCCCTTGTAGTTGGTTGCCATTGGTATGTCTCCACGATTGGCTTGAAGGGATCAGGCGGCGGGTGTCATCCCGCCGCCGTCATGTGGTTTAGGCGCCGGCCGACTTGGCCATGCCGCGCCACTCCACGGCCTTCGCGCCGAAGTTGTGGCTCACCTTCAGCTTCATGCCGTCGGTGTCGAAGTCCACGGTGGACTGGATCGTTGGCCCAGCCTCGCCACGGAGGTAGCCCCAGTGAACGGTGTCGATCCCGTCCGCCACCAGGTAGAAGGCCGTCGTGCTGCCGGCGTTGGTGGTCTTGCCGATCGTCACGCCGAGCTGGAGGCGCGGTTCCAGGATCACCTGATACTGCGCGCCATACGGGTTCACGACAGACGGCGAGGCGGCGACATAGCCCCCTTCAAACATCTGGCGCGCCACCGTGCCCAGCGCAGTCGGCACCAGAAGGTAGCGGCCGCGCAGGCCCATGGCAGAGTTGGTGCCGGGAGCGCGCTGCACGCCCAGGTATTCCTCCAGCTTGCCCACAGCCGCCACACCGTCAGCGTCCGGCGTCAGGTCGGACGTGGCGCCGGTGTAGAGGTTGGCGTGGCCGCCGGCCGTGGTGATTGCCGTCGCGTTGAACAGCGCGCCGCCGTCGCCCATGTTGCCGTTGGCCAGGAGCTGGGCATACACCAGATCGCTCTCCAGCCGCGCCGCAGCCTGCGCCATCTGGCCAGGGATGCGGTTGAAGGCCGAGAGATCGTCATTGATCATGGCGACGTAGGTGATCGCCAGGCCGGAGTTGTAGCGCGCCAGCGCCCAGGTTTCGGCGCCCTCGCCAATGGTGCCGTAGTTGATGCCACCACCCTGCGCCACCGGCTGGAGGCTGGCGGCGGCGTTCAGCGACAGGCTCTTGAAGTCCTTGAAGTCGGGCAGGTCCATGCGCTGCGTCCACGGCAGGAACGTGCGCGGTGCTTCCTCATAGGCCGCCCGCAGCGCCTTGTTGGCGGTGTTGGCGAGGATGTTGGGGAAGTCGCTAGTGCTGTGCTCGCCGGCCATGGTGTAGCGGCCGCCAGCCAGCGAAAGCTGCGCCACTTCCATGTTGGACATGCCGCGGGTGCGGGTGCCGGTGGCCTCCAGGCACTCGCGCGCCATGTCGATCAGCGTCATGTGCCGATACTGGCGGGCGCCTTCGGACAGCGCCGCGTTCGGCTGGCCGGCCTTGTGCGCCAGAGCCTCAGCCATCAGGCCGCGGCGCGTGGTTGCCTCGTCGCGGATCACCTGCACGCGCGGCGCCACGGACGCCTGCGGAGCCTGAGACGCCACGGCGTCCAGCGCCGCGTCACGCGCCTGATCCAGCGTTGCGCCAGCCTTCATCTGTGCCAGCACCCACTCAGCGCCGAGACGCGCGCGGGCCGCCACGGCCTCCAGATCGGCCAGCGAGGCCGGCGCCGGAGCCTGCGGCACAATGGGAGCCGGCACGGTGGGAGCCGCCATCACGGGCGGCTGGACAATGTTCGCCTCGGGTTCCATAGCCCGCTGCTCCTCTACTAGAGCCGGCACCGCCGGCCTTGTGATGGCCGCCAGGGCAGCCGGAAGGTTAGGCATCGACAGGAGGCGGCTTGCATCCATGCGGATTTCCGCCGGCTCCGCGGCTTCGGTAGCGAAGCCCTTGGCAACGGCCTCATCGGCCGTGAGCCACGTTTCGGCGTCCATCAGCGCGCCGATTTCGTCCTCCGGCAGTCCCGTCTTGGCCGCGTAGGTGCGGCGGTAGGCTGCGGAGATGTTGTCCAGAATGTCCGCCACATCGCGCGCGTCGGCCGCCGTCCCGTAGGAGAGGCCGCTGGCGTTGTGGATCATCAGAAAGGCGTTGGACGGCATGACGATGCGATCGCCAGCCATGGCGATCAGGCTGGCGGCGCTTGCCGCAATGCCGTCCACCACCACCGTCTTTTGCGCCGGGTGGCGCGCCAGCATGTTGTGGATCGCCACGCCAGCCATCGCGTCGCCGCCGTAGCTGTGAACGGAGATCGTCAGCGGCTTGTTGCCGGCCGCTTTCAGCGCCGTCGCCACGCCTTGCGCCGTGATTTCCGCGCCCACATCGCCGTGCAGCGCCATCGACACAGCTGCGCCGGTGTCGCGCATCTCAATTGCCATTAGTGCCTCCTTGCGGCAGCGCCGCGCCCGTGGCGCCGATCTCGATGGCCGCCAACTGCGCCGCGTCCTGCGCCGTGCCGGACTTGCCGACGCGGCGCGCGTCTCCGTCGAAAACAAGGCCGGCGTCGTCGTGCGCCGCGTTCCAGCGCGCGATTTCCGCCGCCTGCCGCTCCGCGTCCCAACCCATCTCGGCCACCGCCTGGCCCCAGGTAATCAGGCCAAGTCGGAGCTGCTGCTGGATGGCCGTGGTGTCCTTCAGCGGATCAACCATCTCAAACCGCGGCGGCGCCCACTCCACCGGCCACGGGCCATCACGCAACGGCAGGGCGCCGACAGACTGCGCGGCGCGCACCCAGGCATCCCACACGGGTTGACAGAGCTGCGGCACCAGCAGGAGCCATTGCGCCGCCTCTAGCCGCCGCTTGAACGCCAGCCGGCCAGCGCGGAGGCTGGAATAGTTGGCCTGCGACAGATCGCCCGTCACAAGGTCGTATGTGAGGCCGAAGCCGGTGGCGATCGCGCGAAGCTGGTGGCGCGCGAACTCGGCAAACGGCCCGCTGCCGCTCGGCGTCAGGAAAGACACATCCTCGCCCGGCAGCAGCCGCTCCACCATGCCCGGCGCCAGCGACTTCGCGCCGGTATCGGGCGGCGCTTCCATCGGCCCGGCGCCTGCGTCGGCTGAGCTGGTGACGAACGCCGCGACGCACGCTTGCGAAAGCGCCTGCATCAGCGTGGCGTCCTCGTATTCGTCCAGCATCCGCAGCCGCGTCATCACCGGCGCCAGGTCCGGCACGCCGCGCACCTGTCCCGGCCGATCCTGCCGGTAGATGTGCAGCAGCCAGTCGGCGGACATTTCCACCACCTGGCCAGGGATGCCCTCGTCGCCGGGATGCGCTTTCGTGACGCGATAGGCCACCGGACGGCCCCACGTATCCAGCCGGACGCCCTGCACCCAATCCTCGGCGCGCACCAGCGACGGCAGCGGATCGAGGTGATCCGGCTCCCATACGTGAAGCTGGAACGGCACCGGCGTGCCGATGCGCCGCGCTTCAGCCGCGGACAGCGGCCGCTTCAGAACCAGCGCCTCGCCGGCTTCGGCGCGTGTGCGCGCCACCTGCGCCATGAGGCCGTAGATGTCATGGCGGCCCGCGCCATCCGCGTGCCGGCTCCACGCTTCCCACAGCGCGTTGGCCTGCCGATCCAGCCCCGCGTCACCCGTGCGGCTTTGCGGGACGATGCCGGTGCCCACCTGATAGGACACGAGGATATCCAGCGCCGCCGACGCATACGGGTTGTTCCGCACGAGATCGCGCGAACGGTCCCGCAACCGAACAAGGTCGAACTCCGTCTCTTTGTTCGCGCTGGTGCTGGGCGCCAGCCATCCGCGCGTGCGCCGGCTCACCCGCGCCGCGTCGTATCGCGCCAGCGGCACCATCGCAGCACGCGCGGCGGCGCGCCGCAGTGCCCACTCCGGCGCTACGGTTCGGATCAGGGTTTCGAGCATGTCAGTCGCGGACGAAAGCCAGCAGCGTTGTCCGCTGGAACGAACCCACGGCCTTCGTCCGCAGGTAGCCCAGCGCCTTCAGCTTCTCGTCGGTGGTGGCATACTGCACCATGCGGCCATCGGAGTGCCGCACCTGCACGACGCCAGTGCCGAGTTGCGTCTCCAGGCTCGCAATCTCATCCTCTGCGGCCATCAACGCCTCCTCAAAACCAGCTATCCCGCCCGCCGCCGAACCAGTCCGAACGCTCGCGCGGTGGCGCGGCGCGTGGTGTTGCAGGCGGCGGCGGTGCGGCCGGCACCACAGGCGCCGGCTCCGGCATCGCAGCCACTTCCAGCGCGTCCGCCATCCGGTCCCACCGTGCGGCCTGCCACGAGTCCATGCCCATCGCCGCAGCGGCGGCGCGCGCATACACGCGGCAGTCCAGCGCCTCGTTGCGCTCGCGGGTTTTCACCCACTCCATGCGCTTGAACCCATTGCGGGACGCGCGCACCACAAGCTGCTCGGCAGTGAGCTGCCGGCAATATTCCTCGCCGGCCACATGCACCGGCAGATGCACATAGCCAGCCGCGAACGCCGCGCCGCTTTCCAGCGTTGGCGCGTCCAGCTTCAGCCAGCCATACGTCTCGCCCTTGAGGTAGGACGAACCAACCGGCCACACTTTCATGCCGCCGAGCCGCGTGCCACGCTGGCGCAATTCCGTCTTGGCCGGCGCGCCGACAGCCTGGCGCAGCGCGTCCTGGCCCTTGATGGCGATGACGCGCGGCCCATGCCGACGCGCGAAGGCGTAAACTTCGGCCGTCGTCATGCCGTCGCCAGAGTCCACGGCCATCAGCGATAGGCCCATGCCGCCGCCGCCCTCGTGCCGCCATTGCTCATCCAGCATCTCAGCCAGAGACGCCCACACAGCCGTCTGCGCCGGGTTGCCGGCGATGACGCGGTGATCCACCAGCCAGCTTTGCTTGTCCCGCCCCCACGCCCACACGGACGCCTCCAGGCGATCGCGCTGCACGTCCACGCCAGCCGTCAGAAGCAGGCCACCACCCGGCACCGTGCCGGGCTTCCACCTCTCGCGGCGGTCATAGAGGCGTTGCCACTCCGGCGCGTCACCCTGCTCCTGCCACGTGACGCCAAGAACAGTGTTCTTGAACGTCTTTATGGCCTGATCCTTACCCTGCGCCGCTTCCCAATCCCGCGCGATCTGTTCCCACGAAAGCCAGCCCACCGGCGAGTAGAGCGACGAGATATGAAACCCGACGACGTGCGCCGCCTCTGCTTCCGCAGTCGGCCGCCACTCTCCGGCGCCCAGCATCCACGTCTTGTGCCGCTCCTCGATCGGCACGTCGCACTCGGCGCAGACATAGGCCGCCGTCTCCGGCCGGCCCTTGTCCCAGCGCAGCCGCTCAAACTGCAGCCACTGCATCGCGCCGCAGTGCGGACACGGCAGGAAGAACCGCCGCTGATCCGATGCCAGATATTCGCGCTCGATCCGCGAGGCGCCTTCGATCGTCGGCGTTGAGACGAGGTATTCCTTCTTCCGTCGCCCGAAGGTGCGCGCACGCGCCGAAGCCAGCGCGATCGGATCGCCTTCGCCTTCCACGTCGCCGGGATAGGCGTCCACCTCATCCATGAACAAATACCGCGCCGACATGGAACGCAGGCCGACGGCACTGTTCGCGCCGGTGAGCACAAGCTGGCCGCCGGCGAAATCCTTGGACAGCATGGTGTTGCCGCTGTCCCGCTCGCGCGCCGCCGCCACGAGGTTGCGCAGGGAGGGCGTCTCCTCCAGCAACGGCTCGATGCGCTGGCGGCTGAACCGCTTGGCCAGCTCCACCGTGGGCTGCACCGTCAGCATCGGCCCCGGCGCGTGCTGGATCACGTAGCCGATCCAGTTGTTGCCGCTCTCCGTGGCGCCCACCTGCGCGCCCTTCATGAACACCACGCGCTGGGCGGGGTGGGACGGGCTGAGGCAGTCCATGATCTCGGCCAGATATGGCGTGCGGCTGTTGCGCCATGGGCCTGGTTCGGCGCTGCCCTTGCTCGACAGCATGCGGTTGCGCTCAGCCCATTCCGAGACGGTGAGCAATGGCTCCGGTTTGATCCCAGCGCGCCAGGCGGCTTGGATCGAAGCGAGGCCGTCGAACATCAGAACTCCAGTGTTGCCTCCGCGCGCTCAGTCAGGTGAGCGCGTAGGCTGGCATCCAGCGCGGCTTGAAGCGCGTGCTGTTCAATCCCGAGATCGGCGGCGAGGATTGGCGCGGCACGAGCCGGCCAGGCCAAGATTGCGTCGCGTTCGGCCTGCGCAATTTCCTGCACAGCCTCCAGCACCTTGTGCCGGTTAATCAGCTCGTCGCGGAGCTTGCCAGCCTCAAGCTCGGCCTTCTCGGCCAGTGCGGTGAGGCGGCGGGTCTGAGCTTCCTCGCGATCCTTGGGCTTTTTGGCCCACCGCTTGGCCGCCAGAGCCGAGGCTTCCTCAGCCGTCCCAATTTTGGCCATTACCGCCCGCTTGTCGCATGGAATGGGATTCTGGAACTAGCGACGTAACGCGCTTTCGCCACCC